ATACCAGGCGGTCTCGCTGGCCGCGTCGAGCCGGGGCTCGCTGATCGGCGCGAGCGTGCGGATCGACTGCGGCACCACGCTGGACGTCGCAGCGGGCACGAGGTTCTGCGCGACCAGCTGTTCGGCCTTCAGCTCCAGCGAGGCAGGCACGATCAAGAAGGCCGGGCGGATGTTCAGCACGGTCTTCTTGTCAAACCCGGTCTGCAGCGCCATCGCCGCCCGGGCCGCGCCCACGGCATCGACCGCCAGCGCCGTGCCGGTCCCAGCCAGGTTCTTGTGGGTGGTGTGGAACAGCGCGTTGCCGTCCGCCATCGCCGGGTTGGCGGTGATGATGCCCCAGACCACGTCGCTTTCCAGCTGCGCGATGGAGTTGCCATACATCGCCGGGATCCGGGTGAAGGCATCCAGATCGTCGTTGATCAGCGTCTGGCGGGTGATCGCGACGACCCGGCCATAGGTCTTGACCTTGTAGCTTTCCTTGCTCTCGCCGAGCGTCCCGCGCTTGAACTCGCCGCTTTCACCGACCTCAAGCAGCTGCGGGGCCTCGCCCAGTTGCACCCGGTTCATCGCCTTGAAGTCGGTGGCCAGCACCTGGCGGCAGAACAGCATGAAGGTGCGGGGATAGGTCTCGTAGGCCTGCCGCAAGGTCTTGTTGGTGACGGCCGACAGGATTTCGGGGAAGTCTGAGGTGGAATGCAGGGAGCGCGTTGCCACCTCATCGCGCGACAGGCCGCGCGTGTTGACCCCGGCATTGGTCAAGCTTTCGCGCGCCAGTTCCAGCAGCGACATGCCGCGATATTGGCGGGCAGAGTCGTCCAGCTGGAACAATGTCGGGCTGTAGCGGTGCAGCAGCGCATTGGCCACGGCGTCGCGGCGGGTCACGCGTTCATCCCGGCCGCCGAGAGGGATCGACACATGTGGGAAGGTCCGGGTCTCGTCCGACCTGGCGGCGACCTGGTCGAGGATCAGGCGGCGGGATTCATCGACGGTGACGCCGCGCTTAACCAGATCCTCCGCAAAGCCGCGTTCGAGGTTCAGACGGCCCGCCAGATCGTAGATGGTGGAGACGCGGTCGCGTTCACCCTCGCGGGCCCGAGTGGCGATGGCTTCGGTGTCGGGCGTGGTCACCGGGGCGGCGTGCGGCAGCGCGCGCGTCTCGACGGCGCGCGCCTGCGGTTCGGCAGCGGGATTGGTGGGGGTGGTCATCTGGGTCTCCTCGGTCGCGTGGGGTTCGGCGGCCACTGCGGCCGGGGTCTGGGTCGGATCGGTCATGGGGGATGCTCCTTGTCGTTGGGTCGAAGCGTCCCGGCGATGAAGGACGCAGTCGTGAAGGGATTGCTGGGCCCGGAAACCGGCGGCAGGGTCGGCCCCGACCGGCACGGCAGAAACTTCGAAGGGCGTCCAGTCCACCGCGCGCCACAACTCGCGGCCGCCATCGGGCTTGGAGACCTCGAAGCGGTGGACCTGGTAGCCGATGGATACCGCCCGAATGTGCCCGGCCTGAATGTCACGCCAGATTGGCTCGACATCGTCGCGTTCGGAGATGCGGACCAGCGCGATGCCACGGCCGTTTTCAAGGCGGGCGGAACCGGGGACGACGGAGCCGATGACCGCGTCCAGCGCGCCCAATTCATGCACCTTCAGGAAAGGCGCGCCCGCGTTCAGTCGTTCCAGCCGCACATGGGTGGGGTCGAGGCTGAGTTCCTCGTCATAGGGCTCGCCAAAGAAGCTGGCGCGACGGACGCGGGCCCCGGCCGACCAGACCACCTCGACGGTGCGGGCGGTCGCATCGGCCGTGTTCGGCGCAAGCTCCGCCGTCCGGCGCATGGCCGGCAGTTCGATCATCGTGTCCATGGGGTCAGTCCTGTTGGGCGGCGTCGGGTTGCGCCGGGTCGTTTTCGGGGTCGGCGGCCGGATCGCTCGTTTGCGCGCTGCCGGTTTTCGTGACGCGGCGCGGATCGCTGTCGAGGACCAGCCCCAGCGCATCGAGCTTGGCGTTGGTCGCGGCGATTTCCGCCAGCACGGCATCCGGGTTGCGGCCCTGCCGGGCGATCACCTCGGCGAGCGTCATGGTCCCGGACCGGATCGACAGCAGGTTGGCCATCGCGTCCTTCTGCGGATCGACCGCATCGAACTTCGGCGGCGACCATTCGACCGGTACGTCCGGCGTCGGGATCTGGCCTGCCGCCCATGCCGCTTCGGTGAACCAGCGCCAGACCGGGGCGCAGAACATCGGGATGAACAGCTGCCATTGTACAGCGTCGATCTGGCGGCGGAACTCGACCAGCCCAGCCCGGATCGAGGAATAGTTGACCTGGCTGAGATCGCCGGTCAGCAACTCATAAGGCACCCGGAACCCGGCCGAGATTGTGTGCAGGCTGGCCCGCTTGTATTCGCCATAGCCGCCGGTGGCCGATGGCTGGTTGAACTTGATGTCCTTGCCGCCTCTGGCATAGGCGATCAGCCCCGGCTCGAACTGCTCGACCCGGTTGCCGTCGGCGTCGATCACGGTCGGCGCGATGCCTTGCTGGGATTCGTCGTCGCCGAAGACGATGGCGGTGACGCAGGCCTCGGTCTTCTTGCGGACCAGTTCGGCCACTTCATAGTCGTCGAGATCGCGCAGGGACCGGATCACCGGCGCGCCCCACGGCACGCCACGCGCCTGCGTGCGCTGTTTTTCATAGACATGGGCAATCTCGGTCGCAGGGACCGGGCGGCTGTCGAGACCGCCGCGCAAGGCACCATGCGCGTCGCCGGGATGTTCAGGGTGGAGCCAATAGGCGCGGCGTTTGCCGACCGGGTCGAACTCGATGCCTTGCACGATGCGGCCCGCGCCGACATTGCTGAACTTGGTGGCGTCGAGGAAGTCTGCCTCCAGCACCTGCAATTGCAGCGGCACCGGCAAACCGTCCGACGACCGGCGCAGCCTGCGCCGCACCAACACCTCGCCCGCCTCGACCATTTCGCGACAGATCAGCGTCTGCAGCCCGTAGAAATCCAGCTGGCCATCGGCGTCGCAATCCGCTGTCCAGCGTTCGAACAGAGCGTCGACCTTGCGGTCCAGCTTGTCGTCGCCGCTGGCCGCACGGGGCATGATGCCCGAACCGACGATGTTGTTCACCAGCACCGCCACGGCCTTGGCTGCATGCGGGTTGTTGCGTACCAGATCGCGCATCCGATCGCGCAGCAGTGCCCCGGCGACACCGATCTCGGTGTCCGCAGAAGACCCCGGCGCGCGCCACCCGTCGGTGCGCCGCCCCTTGGACGCGCCGTCATAGCCGCGCGTCAGGATCTCGAAGGCCTGCCGCGCCAGCAAACGCCGGGCCGCCATGCGCGGGGCGACGGAGGCAATGGCATGATCCATCCAGTTCGCGGGCATCAGCGATCCCCGCGGGAGAAGCCAGCAAAACCGGCAACCGGCAGCGGCCGCGCAGTTCCGGCGATGGCGCGTTCGATGGTCCGAATGCGGCTCAGCAGATCCTCGGCCGAACCATAGTCGACGGATTTTCCGTCATAGCTGACCCGGGTCGTGCCGCTGGCATAGGCCCGGCGAAGCGCGGCCAGTTCGGTTTCCGTCCAGTCTGCCATGTCAGAACCATCCTCCGCGTCGACCAAGCCAGTCCGACTGCCGCTTTCCCTGTGGGGCTGCTTGCGGCCGGTTGACCCGCCCCGCGCTATCGATTTCCGTCGGCGCCGCCCCGAGCTGATCCTCGAGATCGCGCCATTTCTCGTCGGTCCAGCGATCCGCGCCTGCGATCCAAGCGGCGGCGCGGGCATAGACCCGGCAATCCAGCGCCTCGTTGCGTTCGCGCAGCTTCTGCCATTCCAGCCGGGCGAAGCCGCGCTTGGTGCGCACCGTCACCAGCTGTTCTGCCACGAACTGCTTCAGCCATTCGTTCTCGACCCAATGCGGCAGATGCACCGAGCCGGGCGGGAACGCCGCCCCCTCGGCCATGTCTTCCTCGGTCGGCCGTTCCAGCCGCAGGAAGCGATAGGTTTCGGCCTTGAAAGTCGACACCGCCACCGTCCAGAGCCGCGCGCCGCGCCGCAAGCGCTTGCCGCCCTCGGTCGCATCGACGAAGGTCGGCCCCGAGACCGGGCTTGAGCGGTTGAACCCTTCGACGCCCTTGACTGGCGACACCTGTCCAAACCCCTGTGCCCGCGACCAGGAGTAGACCGCCGGGGCCTCATAGCCCGTGTCGATGGCAAGCCGCGCGATGCGCAGATGCGCGCCGCGTTCGTGCGGCCAGGACCGGTCCAGCAAAGCCGTCAACTCCGACCACGCGTCGTGCCGGTCCGGCCCGCCCTCGATTACGACGTGATCGACGAGCCAGCTTTCGAGGCCGCGACCCCAGGCCCAGATATCGACCTCGATCCGGTCCTTCTGTACGTCGGCCCCGGCGGTCAGGAACAAACCGCCCGCTGGCACGGTGCCGGATTTCCAGCGCTCGCGCCGGTCATAGAGCCGCTGCCAGTCCGGGGCTTCGCCGGTTTCGACCCAAGTCTCGCCAAGCATCGTGTTGCGAAACGCCTTGATCGCCTCGTCCGATCCTTGGGCCGCTTCCCATGACCGCACGATCCGCTCCCAACTCAGCCAGCCAATCGGCGAGTACAGCGCCGAGAGGTGATACCCGACCGTGGTCGGATCGGCGGCAACGGCCGTCGCCCGCCATTCACCCGCTTCCAGCATCGCCGTCTTGTGATGTTCGCCGATGGGCTGGTCGCAACCCTCGCAGTGATATTCCGCCGTTTCCGGCTTGCCCTTCTGCCAGCGTAGGCGGTCGAACTTCAGCCACTGCATCGCCCCGCAATGCGGGCACGGCACGAAGAACCGCCGCTGGTCGCTCGCCTCGTATTCCCGCTCGATCCGGCTCAGCCCCCGGATCGTCGGGGTCGAGACCAGGAAGACCTTGCGCCGATGGGCAAAGGTCAGCGACCGCGCCTCCGCCAACGTGACCGGATCGCCTTCCTCGTCGGCCGAGGCCGGATAGGCATCGACCTCGTCGAGGAAGATGTAGCGCGCCGGGGTCGAGCGCAGCCCGACCGCCGAGTTCGCGCCCGTCATGATCAGGATGCCACCCGCGAATTCCTTGGACAGCATGGTGTTGCCCGCGTCGCGGGACCGCGCCGGTTTGACCCTTTCCCGCAGGTCGGGGCTTTCGTCGATCAGCGGGTCGATACGCTGGCGCGAGTTGCGCTTGGCCAGTTCGACGGTCGGCTGGACCGCCAGCATCGGGCCCGGCGCCTGGTGGATCGCGAACCCGATCCAGTTGTTGCCCGCCTCGGTCGCACCGACCTGTGCGGCCTTCATGAAGACGATGCGCTGCATCACGTCACCGGGCGACAGCCGGTCCATGATCTCGCGCATGTAAGGCGTGCGCGCGGTTCGATAGCGCCCGGGTTCGGCGGAGGCTCGCCCCGACAGCATTCGGTGCTTGTCCGCCCATTGTGACACCGTCAGATCCGGGTCCGGTGTCAGCCCCGCGCCCCAGGTGCGCAGGATCTCCACCGCGCCGTCGAAATCCGTCAGGCCCTCATCATCACCGGAAATCAGGCCGGACCTCGGCAAGTTCGTCGAGGTGGGCGCGTACATGTTTTTCCAAGGCCTTCTGCATCGCGGCCGGTTCCACGCCCAGTTCCGCCGCCATCAGTGCCGACGACCGTGCAGGCCAGTTTACCCAAGCATCCCGCACTTCGCGCGCCAGCCGGAACACCAGCGACAGCGCGCGGGCTCGCTCGATCAATTCCCCCTTCAGCTTTTGCAGCCGGATGCGCCGCTCCTGCGCTTTAAGCACCTCGTTGGCGGTTTTCGCTTGCAGGAAAGTGGTGGTGCCGCCTACCGCCGGGACGGCCAGACCCTGTTCGCGCAGCGTATCGCCGACAGCAGCAACGGCCGCCTCGGGCACCGGCTTCAGCTTCGGCTCCGGCGGCTTCCGGGTCTTCGACGGGTCGGTGGTTTCCGCCCGGCGCACATCGCTGGCGGCCGCGTTGATGCTGCCATCGGCGAACAGCACAAGCCGTTCGGCCGTCTTTGCCTTCTGGATCGCACCCCGCGACAGGCCGACATGCGCGGCGTACTGGCGCTCGCTCATGCCCTGCATTGGCGGCTCCGATTATCATTCAAGATCATGCGCTTATCTCGTTGATAAGCATCGCGGACAGAGCGAACGTCCTTTCAGAAGGACGATGCAACTCACCAAGGAGCCACAAAGATGACCCGCCGCGCACAGGACAACACGAAAGCCCTCGATGCCTTCATCGGCAAGAAGGCCGAGATCGACGCGATGCTCGCCCGACTTCAAGCGCTCAGCGACGACCACTTCAACTTCGATCCGGAAGCGGTCAATTGGGGCAGCGTCGGATCGATTGGCAGCGTCGCCAGCGACCTCCGGAAGATCACCGATTTCCTTTTCGGCGAGGGAGAACACGCCGAGTAACCCACCCAGCCACCGCGCCAGCCCCGCCCTGCGGGGCTTGGCCTCGTAGAAGGGCTCGCATCCCGCGCGCCCCGATACGGAGACGACGATGACCCAGCTTTCCGACACCCAAGCTCTGATCCTGAGCGCCGCCGCCCAGCGGCCCGAACGCATCGCACTGCCGCTGCCCGAAAGCCTGCGCGGCGGGGCTGCCGCCAAGGTGGTCGGCGCGATGATCGCGAAGGGCCTGCTGCAGGACGTCGATGCTGACCTGCGCAAGGGCGAACCCTTGTGGCGCGAAACCGGCGACGGCCACGGCGTCACGCTGGTCGCCACCGACGCAGGCCTCGCCGCCATCGGCATCGAGCCCGAAGGCGCGAACAGCGCCCCCGAGGGCGCGACAGACGCGCCGACAGACGAAGCCGCGCCCGAGACCCCCAGCGAACCAGACGCCGCGCCCAAGAGGCGCGCGCCGCGCGAGGGCACCAAGCAGGCCACGCTGATCGCCATGCTGCGCGCGCCGGACGGCGCGACCATCGAGGAAATCATGGCTGCGACCGACTGGCAATCGCACACGGTGCGCGGCGCGATGGCCGGGGCGCTGAAGAAGAAGCTCGGGCTCGAAGTGACCTCGGAGAAGGTCGAGGGGCGCGGGCGGGTGTATCGGCTTCCGTTGGCCTGATCGCGCAGCTGAGAATTCATGCCGCCGCGCTGCTGGGCGGCGGCATGCTTGGTCATTTACAAAGCGAAATGACCCCAAGCACGATCCCAATTGCGCCAAGGCCTACCGACCAAACCGCGAGCCACGCCGGGATATAGATCCGGGGATCTGGCGTCCGAAGGTACCAGCGCATCTTGCCAAACCATCCAAGCGCTTTGAGATCAAAAGTCAGGCGTTCGCTTTTTTCCATTCCGAGCGCCTGCCTCGCATCAAAGGCCATGTAGATCGCGCTGTCGTCATCGTGGCCGAGAAGAACCGCATCGTATGACTTTGACCGATCAACCGTGTTGGTTATTCGAGCGACACCATATCGCCCAATTCCGCTTCGATGTGAATGATGCACTCGAACGATCGAGTTTCCCCATTCGCTTCGATCCAGCCCTCTGACTTCAAGTTGCGGCATGCTGCTGTCCCTACTGAACTTGGCACACCATATACGTCATGCACGGTCAGCGATAAGATCGAAACTGCTCGAAGCTACGTGATCCGCCGCAGCCGCTCGAACAGACGCCGCAGGACGTAGGACCGCGCGATGCTCACGACCGTGAACACTGCGCCCATCTTTAGGTTCTGCGCCAGCGTCGTGTGCAGGCCGAAGATGGGAAAGATCAGGATCTGCGTGACCACCGCGACGCCGTAGCCGACGATAACGTTGGCGACGGCTTCGACCAGCGACATGGCGCGCGACTGCTTCATCCCGTCACCTCATCCATCGGCCAGCAGTTCAGTTGCGAGAGTTCGCAGCGCATGCGCTGCAACCAGGGGGACCACGCCGTTGCCACAGAGGCGAAGCCGGTCCACCCGGTGGGCCAGCCCATCAGCGCCTCGACGAACAGCGGGTTCAAGGTCCGGCGCACATCGCAGGTATCGCTCCCAGCCATCGGCGTCACCAGGACCTGGCGGCCAAGCAGGCCGTTCACCGGCGTGTTCGCCAATGTCGTCGCCCCGTCCTTGTGATCGCGCGCCGTCGGCGTCATCCACATCCCGGCTGCATGGGTCAGGTCGGCTGTCCGGCGATTGCCCGCGCTCGGCTTGCAGCCGTCGTTCGCCATCGGGGTCGGCCAATCCCGCGCCATCCGGTCCAGACCCTTTTCGTCCTTTCGCTCGCCACCCCGGCTGCGGAAACTGTCGATCTGTGGCGTCGGCCACATCGCAGCCGTCGTCGCGAGGTTCATCCCGTGTTGACCGGCTTCCTGCGACGGCGTCGGCTTCGTCTGCCGGTTCTCGTTGGCACTGGCCCTCGGCGTCGGCCACAAGCGCAGCAGTTCCGTCCGGTTGCCGCCACTCGACCGGGTGCCAGAGCAGGCGCGCGGGGTCGGCCAAGTCGTCCCCCTCGCGGATGCCGAGGATGAAGAGCCGCTCGCGCTTGTGGGGCGCGCCGACTTCCGCCGCCGTGAAGAGGCCTGCCGCAAGGCGGTAGCCCATGCCGACCAGTCCGCTGGCAACTTCGGGGAAGCCAAGGCGGAGATGATGGGCGACATTCTCGAGGAAGACGAAGGGCGGTTCGACCTCGCCGATGATGCGGGCGACATGCGGCCAGAGATGGCGTGGATCCTCGCTGCCGAGCCGTCGGCCTGCGACCGAAAATGGCTGGCACGGATAGCCCGCAGTAATGATATCCACCGCGCCGCGCCACGGGCAGCCGTCGAAGGTTCCAACGTCGTCCCAGACAACAGCCTGATCCAGGGACGCGTCTTCCATCCGCGCCACGAGAGTGGCTGCGGCGAAGGTTTCCCGTTCGACATGGCCCACAGCACGATATCCGGGGATGGCGATGGCAAGCCCGAGATCGAGCCCGCCCGCACCGGAGCAGAGGGAGAGGCCGAAGAGGCATGCGTCTCCGGTCCCGGAACCGCGTCCGGAGGGATGTAAAGCCAGGTCATGCATGTCACGCGGCGGCTTCAGGTTCGATTTCAGGCACGGCTGGGGTATCTCGCAGCCGTTCAGCTTTCACAGCCGCGAAGGTCCGGCCATCGCCGTCGAGGATCGCATGACGACCGGTCTCGGCCTGCCAGCGTTCCACGGCGACATCGACATAGGCCGGGCTGATCTCCATCGCGAAGACGCGGCGGCCATTGGCTTCGCCCGCCATGATCTGCGAGCCGGAGCCGGAGAACGGTTCATAGCAAAGCCCGCCTCGGGCGACGTGCTGGCGCATCGGGATCCCGAAGGCGTCGAGCGGTTTCGGCGTCGGATGGTCGGGCCGTTCGTCCTTGGCGAAGCTGGGCAGCGCCCATGTCGAGGGCAGCGTTTCCTCGGCGACCTTCGGCGGGCGGTTCGGACGCCGCCATCCCATGAAACAGGGCTCGTGCTTCCACAGGTAATGCGACCGGGTCAGAACCCCGCGGTCCTTCACCCAGATGATCTGCTGATGCACGAAGGCCCCGGCCTTTTCCCAGCAAGCCTCCAGCATCGCTTGGCGGCGGGAGGCGTGCCAGCAATACCAGGCGGCATCCTCGGCGATGGCCTCGGCCACGGCAGCCGCGATGAAACCGTCGTAGAGTTCCGCCCCCTGCGAACTGTCGTCCCAAGTCGTGCCATAGGAGGCCGACCAGTCCTTGTTGCGGGTCGGATGGTTCGAGCCGTCGTAGTCGACCAGATACGGCGGGTCGGTCGCGAACAGGTTCGCCCGTTCGCCATTCATCAGGCGGCGCACATCCGCCGCGCTGGTACTATCACCACAGAGCAACCGGTGGTCGCCGAGGATCCACAGATCGCCGGTGCGCGATGCCGGGTTGCGCGGCGGTTCGGGGATGGTCACCGGCGGCACAGAGCCACCGGCGCCACCTTCTTGCCCTTCCCCCTCCGGCACGAAGGCCAGCAGCTTGTCCAACTCGCCGTCGGAGAACCCGACAAGCGACAGGTCGAAATCCTCGGCCAGCAGGTCGTTCAGTTCCGCCGACAGCAGCGCTTCATCCCAAGTCCCTAATTCTGTTAGTTTATTGTCGGCCAAACGGTAGGCCCGCCGCTGCGCCTCTGTCAGGTGACCGAGCACAATCACCGGCGCCTCTGTCAGCCCCAGCTGCGTTGCGGCCAGCACCCGGCCATGCCCGGCGATCAACTCACCGTCTTCGGCCACGAGGCAAGGCACGGTCCACCCGAACTCGGCCATGCTGGCGGCGATCTTCGCCACCTGGTCTGCGCCATGCGCCTTCGCATTGCGGGCGTAGGGCTGCAAGCGCGCGAGCGGCCACATCTCGATCCGATCCGGGGCAAAGCTCAGCGTCATCGGGGGGCATTCCTCGGATCAGGGTGGATACCGCTGGCTTCCGGACTCCGGGGTCCAGACTGGACTCCACGCGGTGTCCAGCCGCCACCAGGGGTGTCCAGCTTCAAGGGTTTGAATTTGCAGTATTTCAGGCGAGTTCAGGCGGTGCTGGCTTCCGGGTGGCTTCCCAAAAATCCGGCCCTGTCGCTAGCGATATGCCGCGCTTCGCCCGCCAGCATACGAAATCGCCCAGGAAGGAACCGGAAACTGCCGTGAGGTGGACCCCCGGCGGGACCCTCGCTGGATACTGGGGTCCAGAAGGCCCCCGTCAACGCGAAGAGGAGAGCGAGCTTTCCAGCGCACTCTCCCCATCTTGCCTTCGGAATAGCACGGATATGTTGCAGATGTCGAAAGGAAAAGTGTTGCAACACATTGGAGTCGCTCACGCATTCAGTCTCGCCGCGATCTTGGTCAGCGCCAGCTGCCAGCGTCGCCATGCGGTGGTGCGGTCGCATCCCATCTCGCCGCTGATCTGCTTCCACGGCACCCGGGCGGCGCGTGACCAAACCAGCTTGCGCTCCGCCTCCTCGATCCAGAGCACCCAGTCGAAGGTCTGCTCGAGCCGGGTGATCGCGGCGGCCGAGGGCCAGACCCGCATCGGCTGCGGCTCCATCGCCGCGATCTCGCGGCTGGTCCGCACGATGTCGGGCCAGGTGTTGAAGTAGCCCTGCGCCTTCACCGGCGGCAGCTTGCGCAGGGTGCGGAACGCATCCTCGAAATGATCGGCGACGCAGTCGGCGGTCCATTCACGATCAGTCATGGTGCGCCTCCCTGTCGGCAGGGCGCGGGCCGTAGAGCTTCTCGCCAAGCTGGCGGACCAGTTCACGCTCGGGCCAGGTGAGGCGGTCGTCATCAGCGGAGACCGCGAGGACGCCCTGTTCCTGCCAGCCCTCGCGCTTGACCTGCTCGGGATCCCGGCGTCGGCCGCCGTAGCCATGGGGATGCCATCTCATGCGACACCTCCGTTCGTTTCAATCGCCCAGAGCAGGAGCGCGATGGCGTCGGCCTCGTTGTCGTCGGCCGGGCTGAAGCCGCGGGCGCGGACGGCGGCGACCATGGCGGCCTTGTCGGCGTTGCCCTTGCCGGTGGCGTGGCGCTTGATCGTGCCGACCGGGACGCCCTCGTAGGGCACGCCGCGCATTTCCGCCCATGCGGTCAGCGTGGCCATGAGCCCGCCGTAGATGTGGCTCGCGTCGGTGCCGACGTGGCGACGGACCTCCTCGAACCAGATCGCGGTCAATCCGCCACTGTCGTGGGCCAGCTGCTCGAGCCAGCCCCGGAACCGCAGGTAGCGCATGCCGCCGCCGTCGTAGCGGCTGGGCCGGAAGGACACGGTGCCGCTGGTGATCAGACCGTCCGCGGCCTGCAAGGCCCACCCGGTCGTGGTGCCGAGATCGAGGGCGAGGACGACCGGCACGCCGGGAAACGGGGCGCTCATTGGAGTGGATGTCAGAGATACATGGGCCATGATGGGCTCCTTTCCGGTTTGGTGCTCGATGGGGTGATCGGCGGGGCATGCGGGGCTCATGGATCGAGCTCCCTCAGCCAATCGGGGACGGGTGAACCTCGGGAACCTGCCGCGGGAGGTTCACAGGGAGGTTCCCCGACATAACCCTCTGATCTCGATTGGTTTTGGGAACCTCGGGAACCTGGGGAACCTTTCTCGGGATCATCCTTCGCATGTGCGTGCGCGCGCGCGTGCGTAAGGGTTGAAAGAGGTTCCCCAGGTTCCCCAGGTTCCCCTCGTCCAATGATCTCAGACACTTGAGCCGGGGAACCTCCGGATTGGAGGTTCCCCTCGCAGGGTCGAGGTTCCCCAACCTGAGGTTGTTCCGGCCCACGTCGGACCGGACGGTCGGCGCAGACCTCGAGTTTCCAGCGCGTCGCCTTGTGTTCGATCCCGGCTTTGACCACGCGCACCTTCCGCGCACCGATGCCAAACACGCGGTCCCGCATCTTCTTGATGGCGATCCCGAAGCTGGTCTTCTGGGCTCTGTCGTTGTTGCCGCTGATGGGCGGCGCCGGATCGCAGAAAAGGGCCACGTCGAAGAGGTCGGCCGCGCCCACCTCGGCGGTGCCGAAACGATCCCACCAGGCGGCGATGAAGGCGCTCCAGCCCGCGCCCTCGCTGTCGGAGGCCTCCATCATCTCGTCGAGATTGCCGAGGAAGCCGGGAATGCCCGCGACCTCGAGCACGCCGCCCACGACATGCGCCCAGTTCTCGAAGGAGCCGATGGTGCGCGCCCCGCGCGGTTTTCCCGCGCCGATCCATGCCTGACAGAGCGTGAGACAGGCGGCGACCAGCCGGGGGCGGTTCGCGCGCACCCATGTCATCAGATCGGGATGGCGGAAGCCGGTGCGCTGCCAGGGGCGCTCCTCGTGGGGATCGAGCCGGATGCGCAGGAGGCGGCGCGCCATCTCGTTGGAGAACTCGGGATTGTTGCCGGTGGCGATCCAGAGGCAGCGGATCGGCAGTCGCGCCATCTCCGAGGCACCCAAGATGCGATCCTCCCAGAACGGCGCGGTGAGAGCCGCCGCAACGGCCGCGCTGTCGAGCCTGTTGCGCAGGTTGTCGATCAGCACGATGGCGGGGATCTGACGCAGCTTGGCGGTGACGCGCTTGCGCCATTCGTCGTCGTCGCGCCCTTCGGTCATGACGCTCGCGCCCGCACCGGTAAGGATGGTGGCCACGGCATCGACCATCAGCGTGGCGCCGGAGCCGGGGCTGGGCTTCTCGATCAGATGCAACGGCGTCGGCCCGTCGATCATGCCCCGCAGGAAGCCGAGCAGCAGCAGCGCGATCACATGCGCCATCTCGGCGGGGCCGACGAACGGGAAGTCGCCGAGCAGATCCTCACACAGCAGGTTGCGGGCAGCGGCTATTTCGGCCGGTGTCGGCTTGGCAGGGATGGTGGGCACGACGAAGCCGGGCGTCGGGGCGTAGAGGAGCCGTGCGTCGGGATGATAGCCCGGTGTGGTCAGCAGCGTGCCGCCCCGACCGAAGACCGGTGTGTTGACGATGCCCACCAGCACCGGCAGCGCGGGATCGGGCGTGGCCAGCACCGATTTGACCACGGCGATCGGCGGCGGGGCCGCGACCAGCTCGCCCTTGCCGTTCAGCCGCTTCCAGTGGGCCAGCCGCGCCAGCATGTGACGCAACCGCTCCTCGGTGATCGCGGTGGCAACCGGACGGCCCTCGTCGTCTGGCACCACCCATGTCGGCTGTCCGGCGAAGCGGAACACCCACGGCGTCCGGTTCGAGGCCATCAGCAGGCACCAGACCCGCTCGACCGAGCGGGCCAGATCGCCCTCGTCGGCGCGCAAGGTGGGGATGGCCTCGCCGCTGCCCTGATA